CACAGACTCTACAAAGTTAGACCAGAAGGTCTTCCCGGTATTTACAGCCAAGCGGCCGGCAGCGGACACCCCGGATACGGTCGTTGTCTTTAGAACAGGGGCATCGTTAGCAATCTTCTCGATTTCAGCGCGACCCTGCCGGAGCATCGGAATCATCTGCTTGAAAGAGTCGCCGTAAAGCTCGTTACCGAGTCTAGCCATATCGGCTGTCTCAGCGTGTTTCTGGTAAGCATCGGCCATCTTTAGGATAACGTCCAGGGAGGAGACGCTATGGTCTCGGACGCCTTCGATGCTGATCCCAAGGCGTCGCATTGCGACGATTCCATTGCCACCCTCAAGAGCCATCTTACCCATCGCCTTGTTGCCGTTAGCGATGGCGCTGACGAAGGTGTCAAACTCGACGCCGGACATTTTGGCAGCGTATCCGTACTTCTGTACTTGCTCGACGGAAAGGTCGGTGATGCGAGCTGCTGCTTGGATTTTCTGGGCATACTCGATTCCCTCCTTGGTTCCCTTTACGCCGATGTTGATGACCTGTTGAAGCAGATTAATTCCGCTCAACATATTCTCGGCTTCGTTGCCTAGGTCTTTCTTAAACTGATCTCCCCAGCCTTTAGACCAAGGGTAGATGTTTCCACCCCCACCCCCACCACCTCCACCGCCGGAGCCTCCACCGCCAAATCCACCGCCGGAGCCTCCAGAACCCCCACCGCCCCCACCGCCGGAAGGGCGAGGAGCGGTAGCGGTAGCAGTACCCCCAGAACCACCAGCGCCACCCCCGCCGACAGGGATCTGCGCCGGAACGGTAGCACCTTGTAGGCCGGTTGTATCGGCGACGAATTTAACTTTTACTTCGTCGCTCATTTTTTCTTGGGGATATTCATTTTGTTTAGCATCTCCATCGCGGCCTTGTCACGGTCATCGACGACATTGATATCAGCTCCGGCAGCGATGGTGTTTGCGACGTAAAGCCATACGGCTTCGGATTCCGGCATCGTCCACGCTTTCTCATAGTCGATGCCGTTACGGATAAGGTTAGAAACGCAGGACAGGACGGTTCCTACACCCCTGCCGTTGCCATTAGACTTCTTCTCCCAGAGGATAGGAGCGTTGTCTTGAAATTTCAGATATTCGCAGAACTTCTTTAGCTCCTCGTTGTACTTTGCCGAATCCGTTAGAAGTAGCAAGAACGCCTGGGAGTCGATGTCGTTTGCCTTGATTGAAAGCATCTCGCGCAGGTCATAAGTCGAAAGAATTCGACAGGCCAGAACGAGGTCTTGTGGAGACATCACCTTGTTGGTGAAAATCGCCGGAGAATCAATCTCCGTGAGGATCAGCGTATGCCTAAGGCAGATAGGCTTTAGCTTGCGACCACAGACCTCCATCTCCAAGATGGAAGTCTTGATAGCCTGTGTAAAGCGGTCGTCCAACGGCCGCTATTGCCGTTAGGCAATCTCCTGGTACTTGATTCCTCGGATGGACAGCTTACGGTACTCTTGGTTAGAGCCTCGGTCGGTAACTTCCTTGATGATAAAGGTAAAACCGCCGTAAGTAAGAGTCTGACCGGGTTCAACGGAGTCGAGAACCTTGATGACACCTTCGATGGTGATCTCATTGCGCTCGTCGTCCAGGCGGTTCGTGATGACACGACCCTGCTCATCCATCACTTCAACATCAAGACCAAATCGGACAGTCCAAGAATCAGACTGAACAACAATCCCAACGACTTCGTCGAGGGGGCCGAAAACAAGGGCTTCGCCAAATTCAAAAAGAGCCATAGTGGTAGATTATACCACTAGCCGACTGTCAAACCGGGGAGGGTGGGAGTACGGCGACCATCGTGTAGTTGATAAGATTACCGTAATTTCGGCTCTTCATACCCTCTTCGTCGGACTCGATCCAGCAAGCGTACATCTTGCCTTCGGAGCCATTCGGGTTCCAAAGGCCCTTTAAAGCGTTAACATCAGACATTAATCCGTGGACATTGCTCACGCGCTGTCGGTGGGTAGCCAAGGTGTCGTCGTCGGCGCTGGAATAGACGAACACATTGATCTTACAGCGGTAGTTTCCCAGCGGGGTAGCCCCTAGGGCAGGGTCTGGCATAGCGGCCTCGCAATAGGCGATTACGAGGGGTACAACGCGAAGCTCCTCGGTGATGCCCTTGTGGACGGTTACCCCGGACAGGTTGGCAGCGAGGTACGCTGAAAGCTTGTCTTCGATGATGGAACGGATGATGGCGCTCATTGGATTTCAAAGCCTCTGCCGACATTGTAGTGGCTGGCAATATGATAAAGTAGGTTGGCGTTGTTTGAGGCAACAAGTTTATTATAAATCTCGACCCGCATAGAGTATGCTCGGTGGTTAAGGGCATACCTGTATCCGTCCTTGGTAGCCCTATGGAGACCCTGCACCTTGTTTCCTACGGTAACGGAAGGAAGAGTGGAATTGCCTAGCCTATTGTCCAGGACACCAGTTCCCCATTGGTTCCCCTTAACCCATTGCCCGACGCCCTTCATAGATCCCAACTGGCTTCCGGCGGTGTACCAGCCGGCCTTGAGGCGACCGACGTGGGCTTCTACCCTCTTGGAGTAGGCGCTGACCATCTTGCCGTCATCATCCACGACGTAGCGCTGACCATAAGTAATGGCAGCCTCCATATTATCGAAGTATCCGGCGGTATGGTCTCCGCCACGAACACGCTTATGGACATCGGCCACCCTGCCTCCGTAGTAGGTGGAAAGGTCTACCAGACTACCACTCAAGACAGCCCCCTGCTGGGCAAACTCCCATTGCTGGAACTTACTCCAAAGCGTAGTGCCTTCGGAGCTGTAAGGGTGGACGAGTAGCCAGTCCGGCAGCTTAGGGTCAGAAAGGGTCTTCCTAGCCCTCAACCAGGCGTGGAACACCCCTTCATTGCCAAACTGTAGGATCTCCCCGGCGCTGACATAACGGAGGGGTAGGAACAGAGAAGTAATCTGGGACTTTACGCGACGCTTGCCGGACTGAAGGGCTGCGCCGGACTTGCCGTCCATACCCATTCCTCCAGACCACGGCATAGTGTAGTCCAGCATATCCCAGCAGAACAGCCTTGCTTGCTTCTTGAGGAGCTTGGCAGCGTTGCCACCCATAGCAGTAATGTACGCGCCAAGGTGCTGGCGGAACTCCTGCATATTGACGACGACACCCTTTTTGACCCGGATGAATCCTTTGGGGGTGTTCATTGTACCTTTGTCTGAACCCTAGCAACAAGCCACGCCGAAGGGGGCCGGTTTGCTAGAGCGACGATTCGGTATTCTTGACCGTCGTAGATCACGATGTTCCCGAAGGCGAACAGACCCGGCTGGGCTGCGGCGTGGGTTCGTAGGATCTTTACCTCAAAGGTGGTCTGGTTAAGGAAGCCACCAGTCTCCATATCCTGTAGAACCATAGGAGTCGTCACTTGAGCCTTAAAGGTAACAGGAGTGCCTCCAGGGACGGCTTTAATCTGAACGTCCTTACCAATCTCGTTGAGAATGGATAGGGCATCAGCCGTGAATTCATCCCAGATGGACATACCTGTTGCCTATGGTCAAAAGAAGAGGCCCACCACTTGTGTGGTGAGCCTCTCTGCATTGGCGCGTCGAGGGGTGGACTTCACCCCTCTGAAACTTACGAAGCGAAGGTGATCTTCTGGAGCGCGTCCGGGTTGCCCTTGCCAGAACCGATGAGCCAGTTGGCGGAGAGCTTGTGGAGACCAGCCGACCAGTCGTACCAGTAGCGGAGAGCGTAGGAGAACTGGCTGTCCGGGTCGGTAACGATGGTCTGTTCGCCACCACCAGTCGTGGGGGCAGCAGGAACGCGGGTCACGACGACGAGACCTTCCTTGCAGGAGACCACGCCGTTGAGGCCGGCTTCAAGACCAGCAGCGTCGAAGCCGTTGTACTCGTAGAAGTCGATGCCGTGGATCATACCGAGGCGGTTGCCACGGATGACGTCAGACGTACCGATGGAGAACGCCTGGGCGATCACCGGGTCGGAGATGAGCTGCTGGTAGGCGTCGGGGGAGACGAGAGCAGCGCGACCTTCCTGCGGGAGGTTGGCGAGCGTAAGGCTCTTGGCGATGTTGGAGACGGCGATACGGTTGAAGCCGGACTGAGCGCCATCGTAACCGGCCTCGAAATCGCCATCGACCTTGGTGAGAACCTGGTCGAAGAGGGACTTGACGACGGCGTTAGCCATCGGAGCCATAAAGAGGCGACGGAGGCGTTCGAGCGACAGGGTAGCCACTTCGTAGTCGGTGAAAGCGACGGTGACGTGCTTCTGATCGACGAGGGTCACCGGGACATCCGTCGAGACGGCGTCGGATTCGACGAAGCCAGTCGCGCGGTTGTAGTTCTGGGCGGTGAACTTCCCGGCGTAGCGGGTGTGAACGGTCGTACCGCGCTCGGCGACATAAGCGCCGAAGTCGGTAACCGCGATTTTGGTCAGAGGAGCGAGCTGCGGAACGAGCGTCCGCAGGGACTCTTCAGCCACGAGCTGGAGGGTCAAGCCTCCGATAGCGTTAGACATAGTAGTGTTTTAGGGTTTGAGGGGGAAATTAAGAAACAGTACCAGTAACCTTTTGAAAGTTACGCTGGGTAACTTCGGTTCGGTAGTTGTGGGTATAGCCAATTTCAAACTCCATCGGGCCACCGGGAGGGGCGGTTTCCGTGAGTTTGATAGTAAAGGAAAGGTTGGTATTTCCTCCGTTGGCGTTGGCATCATCAACAATCTGAGACCACGATGCGGTCAGCAGAGAGCCGAGTTCAGCGTTAAGTGATGCAGGGAGAGCCATTTTTTATTATCGAAGACCAGCGAGGCGCATCAGAGCGCTCTTGTTGAGGTCGTAGAACTTCTGGGCGGCCTTGGCATCGGACTTCTTGAGGACAGCCCACTCTTGGGCGATTTCTTCGTCCGTCTTGCTGGAGGCAGACGCTTCGATGGGGGCGACTTCGACAGGATCAACGCCGACAGAGGCAGCAATCTTGGCGGCCTTCTTGCCAGCCGTTTCAAACGAAGCTTCCAGGGCGAGGTACTTCTTGCCGGCCTCGGCAAGGGCAGTTTCGAGTTCGGCGACCTTGGCAGCCATCTTTTCGAGAGCGCCGGAGGCGTAGGCAATCTGAGAAGCGGATTCAGCCAGTTCGGCTTCCTTCGACGCAAGGGCTTCCTTGGTCTTGGTAAGTTCGACGGACGAGGCTTCGGCTTCAGCAGCCTTCCCGGTGAAGGCTTCCTTGAGCGAATTAAGGCGTTCTTCGATGGTCATAGCGGTTATTGCAGTTAGCCGGGTGTCAAACGACGTACTCTGACAAGATGTCTTCCATACCGCTCACGACCCCGGTAACGAAGCCCTTTTCAGCGGCCTTTTTCCCCACAAAGGACTGACCTTCCATATCCTCGTCCTTGACGTACTTTCGGACGGATTTAACGGTCTCCTTGAAGGTCTTGTGGGTTTCATCGACATCATCCTGGAGGTACTTGCGCTGATCGTCCGAGAGGCTAGTGCCTTCCATCCCGATAGCCTTGTATTTGCCGGACTTGATGACCTCCATCTTGACGCCGTCCATCGCGTAGGCTTCGGAGACATCGGGGAAGGCCATATAGACTCCGACCGAACCGATTTCTGCGGACTTGGTGATATTGAAGCGCTTGGCTTGCGAGCCAAGGTAATAGGCAGCGGAAAGACAGGCTTTCTCGCAGTAGGATTCGCAGTACTTCGGCATCGTGCGGATCTTCTCAGCCAGCTCGTCGAGACCGTCGGTGCTACCGCCGGGGGAATCGAAGTCCAAGACCACCTTCTCGACCGTGTGGTTGGCAAGCGCCTCGTCGATATTGGCGGAGATGTCTTCGACGTCCACGCCATTGCACATCTTCTCGATGTCCGATAGTCCGCGTCCGATGACACCCTTGACCGGGATGACGGCGGTCTTGCCGACAATCTCCATCTTGGGCTGTTCGCCAAACATCATCTTTAGGATTTCGGAGACCTCGGAGGCCTTGGTGTCCGTGGTGACCTCAAGCGCCTGGAAGCGGTCGATGTGGGACTTGGCGATAGATGGGTGGATCATCAGAGGCCGACCGGTCTTCATCGCTTTGATAAGGTGTCGCATATGGTATAAAAAATAAAAATAAAACTGGTTACCCCTGTGGGTCTTCCAGTTCGTCGGATTCGGCGTCGTCCTTCTCGGTCTGTGTCTCTACGGACACGTCTGCGCTGGACTTCTCGTCCAGGTCTTCGTCCACATCGACTTCCTCGCCTTCGGCTTCCTTGGGTTCTTCCCCGGTGATATCCTGTAGCGCCACATTGGTGGGCTTGATAATCATCCAGAGAGGGACGTCGTATTCCTCCGCCATATCCTTCATCAGTTTGGCTTCAATGGCGCGACGGCGAACCATCGTGGAGAAGTGTTCGCCTTCTTCCAGGCAGTTGTCGCCAATGGTCTTGAGACCAAACTCGATGTCGGCACGGTTCTGGGCAGCATCGCGGCCGGCATCAACGGTGACGGACTTCGGAGTCGTCCAAAGAACCTTGTGCCAATGTTCGCAGGAACGAGCGTTGGTGCAGTTGATGGCGTCGCCGATCACATAACCCCAGACAGGGGTGAGGAGTCGGTTCATCAGCACGGACTGGAAGTGTGCAAATTTGCGCGCTGCCTTGGCAACGATGAGACGCATTGAAGCACCGCCGGCCTTCGCCGGATCGTGGACGAATTCGTAAGGAAGGATGCCAGCCAAGGAGTCTCGGATAAGATGCTCCATAAATCCGTTGAACGTCGGATTAGGGCGGTTGGACATAAAGGACTCCAGTTTCTCGCCGGGGGCGAGCGCTAGAATCTTACCGCCAATAAAGGTCGAAGCCTCGTCCGGGTTGGTAACGCCATCATTCCACGACTGTGGCTTCATACCAAAAGCCTCAAAGTCAGACTGTGCGCCGTCGAACTGGGCAGTCTCGCGCGTGAGGGTGCGAACGATGTCGCTATTCATCTTTACGGCAAACTTCTCCAGGCTGATGATTTCCAGCATATCAACGATGTTGTTGATCGAGTGCTGGAGGGGGCTGTAAGCGCGAGCGCCGGAAGCGACTTCCGGCTCAAAGATATGCAGGACTGCCCCGGCAGGAACACGACGGCTAGAGCCGTCAGAACGAAGGATATTGTACCATTCCGGCTTGCCGTACTTTCCAAACTTAATGCCGTCGGTCTCGTCGGGAGGAGGAGCGCCACTCTGCGCGCTAGACACTCGGTGGGCTTCGATGATTTGGAGCTTGGGAGATCCAGCCTGGTCTCGCGTCTTGATGATGAAGCATTCGCCGTCACGGTAGACGAGGCGGGTTACGATATGCTGAAGTTCGTAGAAATTGAAACGCCCGGTGATGTCACAGGGGTTAGTAGCCCACTCGTCAAAGTAATCTTCGTATTCCTTGTCTAGATGGGACGAGCCTGTACGAGCCGTAGCCTTGATGCCACCTCCGACGCTGTAGAGCGCCATATCGGACAGAACCTGCCGGATGATGCCGGAGTTCAGCTCCATCCAGCGCATCTTGCGCGTGGTTTCCAGACGGTCGAAGACCGTCATCGTCTTCTTGAAGTCGGTCGGCCACGATGACCAAATCCAAGAACGCTTGTTGCTGAACTTGGCGGACTCGAAATTAGAGAAGATGCCAGGGCCGCCAGTAGCCTGTTTCTTCAGAGGAGTGGAACCGCCAGTCTTGCCGGGGTTCTTTCGGGTAGTCTTTTTGCGCGCCATAGGTGTCAGAGTCCTCGGAAGTTATTCAATAGATTGCCCACTCGGCAACGGTCAATTGAACCATAAACTTCGGGCAACTTGATCTGCAGCGCATATCGGCATTCCAGCAGGATGGTCGGGGGGTCAATCGGCCAGTCCTTGCGGATGTCCGTACCAGAATCCCGGTACTCCATAATGGTCTTCCCCTCTTTGACGAGTGCTACGGCTTTAGCCTTGATCTCTTCGATATCGACTACGTCCAAGGTCATAAAGATGCCCTTGGGGGAGGTAGACCCACGATAATGCACGAATGCCATATGTCTTTGCCATCGGTCAAAAGGATAGCCTGTCCGCTACCAACAACGACACCGCTTGAGAGCCACCCAGGCGAATTATAGCGGACAGGCTACTCCTTCACCTTTGGCTTATCTTCGGCATTGTCAACAGTCTTCTCGTCGGTCGCGTTCTTGTTCTTACCCCTACCGACCAGTTTAGCCATCAAGGCCGGCAGGATTCCCATAGTTTCACAGTCCCAGATATGGTTAGGCCGCTCGCCGATTTGAACCCAGACTGGCTTCCCGGCATCCGTTGTCGTGCGGTGTTCGGACTGCATCTGCTTGCGGTACTCGTCCCCGGCATCTTGGGCGTAGGTGTGGTGTCCCAATCGGCGTAGCCGGGTAAGGGTATCCTTTAGCACCAGATTGGAGTACATAAACATTCGGCAGGACTGCTTGCCGACTTGGATGATCTTCGCTGGGGCGTAGGGGCGGTAGGCCACCTTCAACCCATAGGGGGTCTGGACTCGCCAAGGGAACTCATTGTTGCCGGAGCCTTTCGTAGCGTTCCAGCCGTTGGTAGCGCAATTACGATAGACTTCGTCCATATTCGGGCCGTCGCCGGAGTCCACAAAGACGAAGTTGGGGCTTACCTTGTGCTTGATCTGTTCAGCTCGCACCTGCTCCCAAGTGTCCACATACCCCCACCAAATTAGCCTGGACTTGCCTTCTACGCTCCAGGAGCGGACAAGGCAGAAGAACCCCTTTCGCTGTACGTCCACCGTGAGGAAGCGGAGTTTGGTAAAGTTGGATGTGGTTAGCATCTCCTCCGTGTAAGGCGGAGGGGTAAGGCGACCTTGGTAGTTCGCCCCCTCATCCAGCCAGTCTTCCAACATCATATACCCGCTGGGTAGTACTTCTCCCCCACCGTCGTCCGGATCGTCGCTCCAGGGCAACGCTAGGCGCTTCTGCTTGAAGTCCCGGCGCTTGGTCTCGTCACCCCCTCCGTCGAAGGCTTGAGCTGCCTCGATGCACTCAACGGCTAGGTCTCCCCAAGAAAGCCCCCAAAGCATAGACAGGGCATTGAAGTGGAAACCCCGGCGACCTTTGGGTGCGGAAGGATTGAGGGGGACATACTCGGCGGTGGCAGCCATCTCTGCTCGGACGCTGTTGCGGTCGAGATAGGAGTGTTTGCAATGCTTGCACTCGTAGGTCGTGCCGGCCTTGACCTTGTCTAGATCCCAGCCGTTGGCTGTCTTGGCTTCCTCCGGGTACTTAATCTGCACCCATTCAAAAGGCTGGCGGGTGTTGCACGACACGCAGGTGAACGACCATTCGCCCCGGTCTGTGGAATAAAATAAATCTGTGAACTCATCCCCATCCACGCCCCCTTGCGAGACGAACACGGACTTGCCCTGCCAAGTAAAAGCGGTGCGTCGTGCAAGCGCTTGCTTGAGGTGACCTTTAGGCCATTGCCAGCACTCGTCACCACCCAAGAAACGGATGGATCGGCGTTGGAGATTGCGCTCATTGTTCGCACCTAGCACCCACGTCACATTGCGTTCAAACTGGGTGGTGTGCCACTTGCTACGATCAATCTGGGAAATGCGAGCCTTGGTGGACGGCGTGTTATCCCAGAGCGGACGGAGTCTTGTCTGCTGCCAGTCCTGTGCGTTCAAGTCCACGTCCTGGAGCAGGAGCATCGGGCCGGGTGTGCGCGACGGCACGAAGGCAGACCACAGCTCCAGCACCATAGACTTGCCGGACTGGACGTTGCCCATCACGACGATGGTCTCGACCTCCGGGTCTTGGAGCGCGCGGAGGATAGGCGCAAGATATGGAGTTGACTCTATGCGGAACGGCCCCGGTTGTGGGGAGTAAGGCACATTCTTGATGTTCTTCTCCAACCAGTCGATGATGTCACCGTCCGGGTCTGGCGCGAGCAGACTCCGAAGGGTGTTCTCAAACAGGGTCTCCGTCGGATTGGATTTCATCTGGTTTGTCTGTTGCGACCTCTTCCTTCGGAGTTTCCAGTACCACGATTTCCTGTACGGCCTCCTTGGCATCATCGGACTGACCCGCCAATCGGTTTAGGATATTGGTGATCTCCGTATCGATGGCTTTCATCGCCGTGCCTGGAGAATCCGGGTTAGCCTTGACGGCAATCTTCGTGGAAAGCTGGGTGAGTTCGTTGCGGATGGACAGGATGACCTTGCCAAATCGCTCGATGGCGGTCTGCGTCTTGATGTACTCTCTGGCAGCGATGTTGCGCGCGTGAAGTTCGCGTTCCAGGGCGACGAGGGTCTTGACCAGCTTGTCGTAGGTGGCGTAGCTCTTGGACTGGTTAGGGTCTTCGTTGCGAAGATCACGGCGGTACTGCTCGTAGGCTTCCGCCTTCAGTTGGCGGTGCTTCTCGACGATGGCTGCGAAGTCCTTGTCGGAGTCATCCACCTGCTGGTCTGGCGTGAGGTTCTGATCCCGGCGCGCGGAACGCTCATTGTACCAAGCCTCGGCTTCCTCGATGCTGGTCGTGGGCATCCCCGAACGGATGAATCCGTTGATGGT